AAAACATACACAGAAAGCTTGTCGAAGAAGAAGGATTTGATCCACAATCACAGGAATATTATTCTGAAGTAGATAAGAGAATAAGACTTGAATTCCCACACAAATTTGATACAGTGGAGCAACCTACAACATCTGCACCAGTGCAGAATGTAGCAAGTGCCAAACGTCCGGCCGCAAAGGGACGCAGAAAAACTGTGAAGCTCACACCCTCACAGGTAGCAATTTCTAAAAGATTAGGTGTGCCACTCGAAGAGTATGCGAAACAATTAGCCGCGAAGGAGGTATAAGCATATGACTAAAAAAGATACAGAAACTAAAACTGTTAAAACTTCCCGCGTGAGTCAAACTAGAGTCAAAGAAGAAAGACCTAAAGTTTGGACTCCTCCATCATCACTAGATGCACCGCCTGCGCCAGACGGTTACAGACACAGATGGATACGCGCCGAAAGCATGGGCTTTGATGATACAAAGAACATGTCCGGTAAAATAAGATCTGGATGGGAACTGGTAAGATCAGATGAATATCCAGATAGTAATTATCCAACTGTAGACGAAGGTCGATACGCAGGAGTGATTGGGGTTGGTGGCCTTGTGCTGGCAAGGATACCCGAAGAGCTCGCAAAGCAACGTGAGGCATACTTCAAACAGAAGACAGCCGATCGTAATGAAGCTTTAGAAAACGATGTCTTAAAGGAACAGCACCCAAGTATGCCGATTAATCAAGAAAGGCAGACTCGTGTAACTTTTGGTGGTTCAAAGAAAGACTAATTATTTAGTAATTTTTACCCACCGCTAATAAATAACAACCTTTAAGGAGGATACGACTATGGCAGCAAATAAAGATGCCGCATTTGGTTTGAGACCTGTAGGAACGTTAAGCGGAGCCGGAAACCTTATGACTAATGAATACTTCATCGCAGACGATGAAGCTTCATCTATGTTTCAAGGTGATCCTGTAATACAACAAAGTAGTAATACTGGCTTTATTGACATTGGTGACAATGCAGAAGCTAACATTGGTGTATTAAATGGTGTTCTAATTGACGTAGACCCTTCAACGGGAAAACCAAAATTTGCAAACAACTATACGCAGACCAACATAACAAGAGGTTCTATTAGAGCTTTTGTTTTTGATGATCCGTATATGAAATACGAAATACAGGGTGATTCTGACACTAACAGTGATGTTACAGACAGACACGAAGTAGCAAACTATGTAAACCAAGGAACAGAAATAGCTAACGGTATATCAGCATGTGAATTAGACATGTCTGATCTAGCAGCTACTGATGGTTCTTTGAAAATCGTAGCTTTTTCTACAGACCCTGAAAACAGTACACTGGGTAGCACAGGAGCAGGTCACATGAACTATGTTGTGATCTTCAACGAGCACCAGTTCAAAAAAGAACTATAATAGCAGGAGGATAATTATATGGCTATATCAAGACAACAGCTCGCTAAAGAGCTAGAGCCAGGTCTGAATGCATTATTTGGACTTGAGTACAAAAACTACGAAAATCAGCATGCTGAAATCTTCGACACAGAAAACTCTGACAGAGCTTTTGAAGAAGAAGTGATGCTTTCTGGTTTCGGAAACGCTTCAGTAAAAGCTGAGGGTGCTGCAGTATCTTTTGACACTGCAAACGAGTCTTTCACATCTCGTTACACTCATGAAACAATTGCTCTTGCTTTCGCAATCACAGAGGAAGCAGTAGAAGACAATTTGTATGATAGTATTGCAAAACGTTACACAAAAGCGTTAGCAAGATCTATGGCTAATACGAAGCAAATCAAAGGCGCTAATATTTTAAATAACGGCTTTGATTCAACGAATCACCCTGGTGGAGATGGTAAAGCTTTAATGGCTGACGACCACCCTTCACTATCTGGGAATCAGAGAAACGAGCTATCTACAGCTTCTGACTTGTCAGAAACTTCTATAGAACAAGCTCTAATCGACATTGCTGCTTTCACTGATGAAAGAGGCTTAAAAATTGCTGCAAGAGGAGTAAAAATGATTATTCCTTCTGCTCTACAATTTACAGCTGAAAGAATCATGAAATCACCAGCAAGAGTTGGTACTTCTGATAACGACTTAAACGCTATCGCATCAAAAGGAATGATTCCTCAAGGTTATGTAGTGAACAACTACCTAACTGACGACGACGCATTCTTTATCAAAACTGATGTTCCTAACGGTCTTAAAATGTTCAACAGAGCAGCTATTAAGACAGCTATGGAAGGCGATTTTGAGACTGGTAACGTAAGATACAAAGCTAGAGAAAGATACAGCTTCGGCTTTTCTGACTGGCGTGGTATTTTTGGTTCACCAGGTGCTTAATAATTAAGTCAAAGAACCAATTTAAAGGGGCCTTCGGGCCCCTTTTTATTTGCAATCACTATACTTAAAGCGTATAATCGACGCACTGCATATATAAAACAGTCAACATAGACTCATGCAGTAGACAATGTCTCAGACTATGTTGGCGGAAAAGGAGACCAATTATGGCAAATTCAACTTTTAGTGGTCCGGTCAGATCAGAAGGTGGCTTTAATGTAATTAATAAAGCAGCTTCTACTGGCGCGATCACAGAAACTGGTTTTTCAGTTAACTCAACTGGACAACTAATTTCACTAGGAACAAGAAAAATACAAACTTTTGTTGGCACACTTGCAGGTACTGATACAGGTACAGCTTATGCTGATGGTGACGTTCTTGTTGAACTAGGAACTTTAAACACTGATGTACCTGATGGATTAGTAACAGCTACTAAAATCTTTATCCACAAAGCAACTGTACTTGTTACAACTATTTGTGGTCCAACTCTTGTTGGAGGATTATCATTAAGTGCAACTTCTGGAACAGCTACTAACGCAGCTGTTTCTTCTGGAACTGAAATTGTTGGTGCAGGTGTTGCATCTGTTAACCCAAGAATTTCTGCAACAGACTCAGTAACTGAAGTTGATCTTGATTTTGATTCAGCAGCTTTTCATGTATTTGAGCCAAACATTAGTGCGGCAGTTGCTAGCAAACACTTATACGCGTTTGCAACAACTACATTAAATGGTGATGCTTCAGCTGGACGATTTACAGTAGAACTAGATTATTCAGTAATGTAATAAATAAACTCTGAGTAGGGGAGTAATGTCCCCTACTCTTTAGTAGGAGAAAAATAAAATGGCGGACGTAGTATTAAATCAAACACTTTTTCAAGGTGATAAAAAATTAATAACTCATTATAACAACGTTTCAGACAGCACTGGAGGATCAACAAAAATAATAGATGTTGATGCAACAGCTAATAATCATTCAGACGGAAGAACTCTGTCTAGAGTAACTTTAAATAAAATTTGGTATAGTGTGTCTATGACAGCAAAAGTAGATGCTGTTAAAATGACATGGGATGCAGATACTGACCCAACTTTCTTAACTTTAGAAGGTGATGGACATTTAGATTATAGTTCAATTGGCGGTATTAAAAACAACGAAGCTACTGGTGCAACCGGAGATGTTATAATAGTTATGCCTGCTTGCACGGCTAATGATAGTGCAACTATTACATGCGAGTGGATTAAAACTTATTAATAGGGAGTAGCATATGCCAAACACTACTTCAGGAACAGCAACGTTCGATAAGACCTTCTATATTGATGAGGTAATGGAGGAAGCTTACGAAAGATTAGGTGTTCAAGATCTTAATGGATACAGATTAAAATCTGCTAGACGTTCTTTAAACATAATGTTTCAAGAATGGGGCAATAGAGGTTTGCATTATTGGGAGCTAAAATCAACAAACATAAATCTTGTTGAAGGACAAGCTGAATATCATTTCTTTAGAAGTGCGGCAGACGACACAGCTGACACTAACAGAGCACAGGCAACAACAGTACAAACAGACTCTACAATTTTTGGTATGGACGATGTACTTGAGGCAACATACAGAACAAGCAGAGGAACTACATCACAAACAGATGTAGCATTGACAAAAATAGACAGGTCAACATATTCTGCGTTATCTAACAAACTAACTAAAAGTCAACCAACACAATATTACGTGCAACGTTTTATCGATCGTGTGACTGTAAGTGTATACCCAACACCAGACGCTACAGCTGCTAGTTCTGAAGTTCATTTATATTATGTAAAAAGAATAGAGGACGCAGGCGACTACACAAACGTTAGTGATGTTCCTTACCGTTTTGTACCTTGCATGGTATCAGGTTTATCTTACTATTTAGCGTTAAAAGAAAAACCAGAACTAGTTCCACAATTAAAAATGATTTACGAAGATGAATTAAATCGTGCATTAGTAGAAGACGGTTCTTCTACAAGTACACACATAACACCGAAAGCGTATTACCCACATGTCTAATTTTGCAACAGGAAGAAAAGCAAAAGCTATATCAGATCGTAGTGGTATGGCTTTTCCATATCACGAAATGGTAAAAGAATGGAATGGTTCGTTTGTGCATAGTTCTGAGTTTGAAGCAAAACATCCACAACTAGAACCAAGACCACATAAAGCTGATGCACAAGCTCTACAAGATGCTAGACCAGATAGAACAGAGACAGCAGCACCTAATTTATTAAAAACAGATTCTTTTAAAACAGGGTCTGCTAGTTCTTCAACAATTACAGTAACAGAACCAAGTCATGGTAGATCAACAAGTGACACTGTTCGTTTTTACGACGCCCTTAGTTTTGATGGTATTACAAACACAAATATAAACGCAGCTGCAGGTTACACAATAACTGTGGTAGACACGGATACATACACATTCTCAGTGTCGACAGATACTGCAACAACTGGTAATATAAGAGGAGGAGGGTTCCGCGCTTATGCAGGACCTACAACAATAACACCATGACAACATACGCAGAACTAGTAACACAAATAAGAGATTATACAGAAACAGAT